GCAGGTTCAGTATTAGCGACTCCGGGATTTGATTTACAGCCAAGTGCTCAACAAGTCCCTACGTCAACAAACTATATTACTAATTTTGATTTCTTGAGTCAGTATCTACCTGATACTTATGAAAAGGAATTTGAAAGATATGGTAATAGAACGATTTCATCATTCTTAAGAATGGTGGGAGCGGAAATGCCTTCAATGTCAGACCAAATTAAATGGGCTGAGCAAGGAAGGTTACACACAAAGTACACACAAGTAGGTACAGCAATAGGTGGTGCGGGTAACGCAGCGGTTCAATTCCAAGTGAATGACCCCGCAGTACCGGCAGGTATCGTTGCGCCAAATGCAACAACAGCAACTAATCCATTTGCAGCAAATGCAAGTATTGCTATTAGAGCGGGTCAAACTGTAATGATAGTTTGGAATAACGGTTTAGGAAGTAACAAAGCTATTGTTACTAACGGACCAAATGATGCAAGTGCATCTTTAGGTGCTACAGGTGCAACTGACTTTCAAGTATCATTTTATGATGCCGCAGGTCAGGCAGCAGCAGGAACCGGTGTAGGTAACGCAGATTGTACTGTATTTATTTACGGTTCAGAGTTTGCAAAAGGTACAGCGGGAATGCAAGGTTCACTTGAAGCAGACGATTACATATTTGCTAACAACCCTATCATTATAAAAGATAGATATAATGTAAGTGGTTCAGATATGGCTCAAATCGGATGGATTGAAGTAACTACAGAAGATGGTGCAGCAGGTTACCTTTGGTACTTAAAATCAGAGCACGAAACAAGACTTAGATTCGATGATTACTTAGAAACAGCAATGGTGGAAGCTATGCCTGCAAACGTAGGTGGTGCGGGTTCCGGTGCTGCAACAGCAGGTTTCGTTGGTTCTGAAGGTGTTTTCTATGCAGTAGAAAACAGAGGAAATGTTTGGGGTGGTGGAAATCCAACTACTCTAGCAGACTTCGATGCAATGATTGGTAGATTAGATAACCAAGGTGCTATAGAAGAAAACGCGCTTTTCGTTGACAGAAACTTCGGTTTTGACATCGATGATATGTTAGCGGCACAAAACTCTTATGGTGCAGGTGGTACATCTTATGGTCTTTTCGATAATGATGAAGAGATGGCGTTAAACTTAGGATTCTCAGGATTCCGAAGAGGATACGACTTCTACAAGTCTGATTGGAAATACTTAAATGACCCAACAATGAGAGGTGGATTACCAACAGGAGCAAATTCAGGCCGTATTAACGGACTACTTGTACCTGCGGGTTCTACATCTGTTTATGACCAAATTCTTGGAAAGAATGCAAAAAGACCTTTCTTACATGTTAGGTATCGTGCTTCAGAAACTGAAGACAGACGATACAAGTCATGGATTACAGGTTCTGCGGGAGGAGCAAGAACTTCTAGCTTAGATGCTATGGAGGTGCACTTCTTGTCAGAAAGAGCTTGTTGCGTAATGGGCGCAAACAACTTCTTCTTATTTCAAGAGTAGTAGTTAGATAAGAAATGGGAGTGTCTTCAAAGACACTCTCTTTTCTTTTTTTATAAATTATATTAAATTAAATTAAAATGAAAAAAACAAAAGAAAAATTTGTAGCCAAAACCTACAAACTTACAAGGGCAGCAGCTCCGCTGTCTTTTATTTTACCCACAAGACATACTAAAAGATTTCCTTTATTATACTTTGATGAAAAGACAGGTATTAATAGAGAACTTCGTTATGCAAGAAATCAAAAAAGTATTTTTGCAGATGAGCAAGATGGTAATGTAATATTAGAACCTGTAGTATTTGAAGATGGTTTCTTAATGGTAAGAAAAAACAATCAAATGTTACAAAAGTTTTTAGACCATCATCCTTTAAACGGACTTAAGTTTATAGAAATAGACAACGAAAAAGATGCAGAAGAAGACTTAGAGATGATGAATATAGAAGCAGATGCTTTAATAGAAGCTAAAGGTTTAGATATAACTGAAGCTGAAAAAATAATTAAAATTGTTTATGGTAAGGATACTTCTAAAATGACTAGCGCTGAAATAAAAAGAGACATATTAGTTTATGCTAAGAATGACCCTGTAGAATTTTTAGAGTTATTAGACGACCCTATGTTAGATATACAAGGTGTGGTTCAAAGTTTTTTTGACCAAAAATTATTAGTAACTAAAGCTAAAGGCGGGGTTTATTTTAACACTAAGTCTAATAAAAAAAGAATGTTAGTTGTTCCTCCGGGCGCAGATAGATTGCTTATAGTAGGTAACTATTTACAAAGCGATGAAGGTATTGAAGCATTAAAAATGCTAGAGAGTTTCCTTGAAAATGATGAAGAATAAATTCGTATCTTTATATCGAGAATAGTCTCAGTATAATCATTTAATTTTTTTAACAAATGAATAAATATGCAGAAGTCACCACATCAACAGGTGCAGGATTGTTTTCCGTAAAAGATATTGTATCGTGCTATTTAGATGGCAGTAATGATATATTAATGGATTACGCGAGCGGTTCTAAAATTGTAATTAATGGTTCATCGGCTTTAGTACAAGCTGATGTAGACATTGTGTTTGATTCTATCAAACAGGCTCAACAAGAAAATTGGAAAAAAGTAAAAGTTGTTATACCGTCTTTGAGCCAAACGGTAACAGCATTAGTATTCACCTTTTAAAACTTAGAAATTATGAATAAATATTTAGTATTTGAAGATGGTAAGTTTAACTTTGGGGGTGATGTAGTATATGTAGAGTTAGATGGAGGAGGGGATATTATCCTTTTCTATGCGGACAAACAAATTGGTCTTAAGAACACTGCGGGTTCTTTTGTAGCAGCAGATAAAGTTGCTATTGAAGATGCTCTAGTAGCTGTATGGGGACAATCATATACCAATGCTACCATTAGTGTAACTTTATCAAGAGTAATTAACACAGTTGCTTAATAAGTGTGTTAATTAAGAAATGAAAAAGGGGGCAAAAAAACTTGCCCTCTTTTTTTTTATTATCTTTGTAGCTATGATAAACGAAGTAAGAAATGCGGTACTTGCATTTTTAAATAAAAACAATTATGGTTATATAACACCTCAAGATTTTAACTTGTATGCTAAGCAAGCACAGTTAGACCTTTTTGAGGATTTGTTTTTTCAATATAACTATCAAGTAAACAAAGAAAACGCAAGACAATCAGGTACAGGATATGCTGATATTAAAAAAGGTATAGAGGAAGATATTGATATATTTTCTCAAGATGTAATACTACTTAACACTCCTACCAATTTATATGGAACAACAAACAGTAGCAATCTTTTTGCCTTGCCTAATGATTATTATTTTATAAATAAAGTTTACTATAGACCTACTTCGTCAATTATGACTAATGCAACAGGAACGCTTAATAGTTTTACAGGAAATCCTCTTACATACGGTTTAACAAATGCTGACGTAAATGCTCCTGATTTTGTAACTTCTGTTCGTCAAGGGGATTTAGTAATAAACGTTTCTACTAGAGAATCTGCGTTTGTGACAAGAATAGTAAGCTCAACCGTACTTGCTTTAAGCCGAGATATATTTCCTGTAGCCGGTCCTATTGTTGTGGGATATCAAATTGTTTCTAATAGTTATATAACAGAAATAGAAAGAATGAGTCAAAAAAAAATAAATAGTTTATTGTCATCTACTCTTACAGCTCCTAGTAAAGATTTCCCTGTTTACTCGGTAAGTGGAAATAATATAACAATCTATCCCGTAAATATAAATTCTTTTAATGAGTTTGGAGTAGGGGTAGCTAACTTCCTTTATATGTGGGCGCAATATATAAGATACCCTAAAGACCCTAAATGGACGTTTCAAAATATTACAGGAGGAGAGCCTGTATTTGACCAATCTCAATCAGATTATCAAGATTTTGAATTACCTCAGGATTTGTATACAGATTTAGTTTTAAAAATACTACAATATTCAGGAGTGTCAATTAGAGAGATAGATGTAGTAAATTACGCATCAACACAGGAAACATTAAATAACCAAACAGAAGCATAGATATGTCAGAGTATAATAAATATATAAGTCAGTACACTTATTATGAAAATAATGGTAACACACCTACTGATGCTAATTGGGGTTCTTATCAATATGTAAGCTTAAAAGATATTGTAAATAACTTTATGTTAATTTATAATGATAATCATTCTTTGGTAAATAATACAGGAAGGTTTAAAGTTTTGTTTTATGCTAAGAGAGCTATACAAGAATTAAACTATGATGCTTTTAAAGAAATAAAAGTATTAGAAATGAAAATAAATGATAGTGTAAGATTTATTTTACCTTCTGATTACGTTAATTGGGTAAGAGTGTCTTTATATAAAGACGGATACTTAAGGCCATTAACAGAAAATATTCAAGTGGGTAGTGCTTTAGCTTTTTTAAAAGACAACGATGGTAATATTTTATTTGACGAAAGTGGAAAAGCTTTAAGTCCTGAGTATTCTAATTTAGATTTTGACAGAATTAAAGGCTCTAAGAAAAGTATTTATTTAAATAAAAATAGTCAGTTTAGTGGAGAGATGGGATATTGTTGTGATGGAGCTTGGTTTTTTGATTATGCAGTAGGTGCTAGGTTTGGATTAAATCCGGAAACAGCTAACGCAAATCCAACTTTTACAATAGATAAAAAAAACGGAGTAATAAATTTTGACTCTACTATGTCAGGAGAACAATGTATTTTAGAATATGTGTCAGACGGAATGGAAGGTGGTAATGATAGTGAAATACAAGTAAATAAATTATTTGAAGACTACATGTATTCTTATATAAGATATGCTTTAGTAAGTAATAGAGTAGGGGCTCAGGAATATATTGTAAACAGAACAAGAAAAGAAAAGTCAGCTTTATTAAGAAACGCAAAATTAAGAATAAGCAACATACATCCCGGAAGATTGTTAATGAATTTAAGGGGACGTAATAAATGGATAAAGTAGTATGGCTAAAGGAGAAAAAATAACGAGAAACTTTGTAACCGGAAGAATGAACAAAGTTGTGGATGAACGACTTGTTCCTGATGGTGAATATATAGATGCTTTAAACTTAAGGCTTGGTTCTACCGAACAATCTGAAATAGGTTCAGTCGAGCTTACCAAAGGTAATGAGCAACTCACAACCGTTACTTATACTAATTCCGTAAACACTCCCTTGTCTAATGGTGCTAGATGTATAGGAGCGTTTGAAGATTCAGCAACAAATACTATTTATTGGTTTATACACGATAGTTCATTTACACCTCCCGCTACACCTTCTATTACGTATGCCCTTGATATGGTAGTTTCTTATAATGTTTTGACAGATGTATTTTTATATCACGTAGTTACAGTAGACGGTGGTGGTGGAGCAGGTCAAACAGCTTTAAATTTTGCTAAAACTAATTTAGTCACAGGGGTTAACCTAGTAGATGACATGTTATTTTTTACAGACGGCTTAAATCCTCCTAGAAAAATAAATGTAAAAAGGTCTTATCCTTATCCTGTTACCACAGGAGTTGCGCCTGCAACTACAGAAGTAAATCAAGTAACTTCAAAAGAACTAAGCGTTATACAACAACCACCTTTAGAGTCTCCGGTAGTAACTACTCAAAGCACTTCTATAAACGAAGATTTTATGGAAGGAAGATTTATATGTTTTGGCTATAGGTATAAATATGAAGATGGGGAGTACTCTGCTATTTCTCAATTTGCAGAACCGGCTTTTGTTCCCGGAGAATTTGAGTTTAGTACTAACAATTATTTGAACCAAGGAATGTTAAATAGTATTAACACCGCTACTATAACATTTAATACAGGAGATTCTTTAGTAAAAGCAATAGACTTATTATTTAAAGAAGCAGATAGTTCAGTTATAAAAGTTATAGAAAAATTAGTTAAATCAGACTTAGGTTATTTAGACAACATAAATGTGTCTTATCAATTTGACCAAAGTAAAATATTTACTGTCTTACCTGAATCAGAAATATTAAGATTATATGATAATGTTCCCAAACTTGCTGAGGCCCAAACTCTAATGGGTAACAGACTTGTGTATGGTAACTATACGGAGGGTTACGATTTAATAAATAAAAATGGTGATAAAGTAGTTCTTTCAAATGCTTATACCACTACTTTAAATACAACAGCTTTTGGGGAACAGGACTTTACTGTTTCTTTAAGTTCTAGAACTTATACTGCAGACACCGTTTCGGGTCCTCAATCGATAAATAATTCATTAATAACGATTAATGGTGCAGGAGCAAATTTAATAGCAGGAGCTATTCTTACTTTTGATTTTGTTATGACGTGGGACACATCTTCAGGTAATGCCCTTTATAATGCAACACCTTCTGATGTTATTAATATAGCATTTTCTTTTACTTTACCACAAGATTTTAATAACCTATATGAATTGGCAAATAGCCCTTCTTTTCAAAACTTAATAGGTACAAATACAGTTGCTAATCCCGTTCAAGTAAATAACACTCCATTATCAAGCGAAATTACCATAAGTGACAAATGGATATATGACGCACCTGCTAATAGAACTTTGCAGGCCGGGAGTTGTGGGGGCTGTCTTCCTGTTGACGAGTTAACTAAATTTCAAAGCGGTAGTGATTTTGATGGACAAGGAATACGTGTAGTAACTAACGTGCTTCAACCTGATGAATTTCAATTATATTTTCCTGCTATAAAATATATAGACACTAATGCTGAACCCCCTTTTGCAGTTCCTCCTGCTGTTCCTAATCCGGCTTACATACCTAATCAATTTAGATATGAGTATTATACAGTAACTAACTCAGAGGTTAATTTTTTTGAATCAGGTACCCCCAAAAGTTTGCACAGTAATAGAAATTACGAATTAGGTATTGTGTATATGGATGAATATAATAGAGCAACTACAGCTTTAGTAAGTGCAAACAATACTATCAATATTCCATGTAGAAATTCTGATACGCAAAATAAAATTAAAGTTACTATAAATAAAAATTTCTTAGCTCCTGTGTGGGCTACTAGATACAAGTTTTGTATTAAGCCTGACGTTTTAGGTTATAATACGATTTATAGTAGCATTAGTTTTATTGAATCTTTAACTAACTTAAGATATGTATTGCTAGATGGAGAAAATGCTAGAAAGGTTCAAGCAGGGGATGACCTAATAGTTAAAGCAGATGTAGATGGCGCGCTAGGCTCTTGTGTTCTTATTAATGTATTAGAGGTGAAATCTCAATCAAGAAACTTTTTAGCTTCAAACCCACAAAATGATGGTGCCCCCGGAACAGTACCCCCTGATGGTGGTACACCTCCCGTACCTCCCGCAGGTGTTTACATGAAAATAAATAGTCAAGCTTTTGATGCTACTATACCCGCTGATGCTTATATTAATAATGGAACAAGAAGTGATGATGCTAGGAGAATAAATCGTTCTCCAAAGGTAGCATATCCTTTTACACAAAATATAGGTGGGACAACTACAGTTCCTGATATTCCGGGTGGTAGTAGGATTAGGGTAAAAATAAAGTTTGAAAGAAGAGGGGGTAATGGAGGTAATGGAGGGCCTGATTGCGAAAAAAGAGAAATGAAGATAAATAAAACCTTTACCGCAAGTCAAAATTACGTAAATGCTAGAGCTTGGTGGGATGGAGATAATATTATTCAAGCTTTAAATGACCCTTCTATTTTTCAAATAGTACAACCTAACGGTTGCCCTATCGTAAATGCTTACAACTCTGTACCTGTTACTTCAGGTGGGGTAAGTGCAGCTTTGTCTAGTATGCCGGAGACTTTATGTACTAATAATTTCAGATGGTATGATGACACAGCAAGTGGTGGTACTAACCTTTTTTTAATGATAACAGGTACTATTGCATGTGGGGCAGCTAGGTTTTCAAAAAATAAAAGTTCGTATTTAACCGCAGAGTTTGAAATAGTAAGAGCTTCGAGTATCTTAATATTTGAAACTATCCCTCAAGATGCAGCTCCTGATTTATGGTATGAAGGAGAGGCTTCCTATCCTATAGACCCTGCAACAGGCGCTCATTTAGGAAACACGAGCAGGTACAGTTCTAATACTGACCAAGTGGTAGGAACAACTGATGGTATAATATTTTCACAATTTTTTAATTGTTACATGTTTGGAAATGGTGCGGAAAGTTTTAGAATAAAAGACTCTATAACCGGCAAAACTATTACGTTAGGCAATAGAGCCTTTTCTACGTCCGCTCAAGATTATAAAGAAGCTCATCGATTTGCAGACTTAACATACAGTGGTGTAATAAATGATGAAACCAATGTAAATAAACTTAACGAATTTAATTTAGGTTTATTAAACTTTAAACCACTTGAAGATTCTTTTGGAGCTATACAAAAAATTGATGGCAGAAAGACAGATATATTAGTTTTACAAGAAGATAAAATATCTTATGTGTTAGCGGGTAAAGATTTACTATCTGATGCCGGAGGGGGAGGAGCGTTAACCTCTACTCCTTTAGTATTAGGAAAACAAATAGCAAGAGAAGAAGAATATGGAATAAGTAATAATCCTGAGAGTTATGCTAAATGGGGTTACGATAAATATTTTACTGATGAAAAAAGAGGAGCAGTTTTATTATTAAGGGGTGCAGCTTTTAATGACGAACAATTAATTAATATAGCTGAACAGGGAATGCGTTCTTACTTTAGAGACACTTTTATAAGCCCTACTTTTTTAAACAAGCAAAAACTAGGGGGCTATGACCCTTACATGAATGAGTATGTTTTAGGTATTACTAATAATGAATTACCTTCTGTTCTCCCAACTGTAGGGTGCGGTATGCAAGTTGGTGTTGATTTAACAGAACAAAATTCTGATACTTATGAGGTAGATTTAGGTGAAGCTCAGGGTGAGGTGCAGATAAATTATGACGTGGTTCAAGTAGGAGATTTTATAATAAATGTTACATGGAATGGTAGTTCTGTGGCAAGTTCAGGTTTGGTGAATACAAGTGGGACTTTGACGTTTACTAAAAATTCTATTTTTCCTACAACCGCTCAAATAAATATTATAATGGCTAATGCTACTAATCCTATTGTAGACATTACAACTCAGTGTCCTGTTTATCCTACTTTAAATGTAGTGATGATAACAGTAACAAATAATTATGAAGCGGGTGAAACTATTCATAATGGTTTTGGATATACTCAAGGTGGGGTTCAATCTATTGTTACACCAAACTTTTCTGCACCCCCTATAACTTTTGTTAGTGGCACAGCTAGTCCTTTGGTGTCGGATTTTCAAACTTATACTGCTCAGCAGGGGACGGGTAGTATTCCTATAGATGGTTCAAGTGTAATTATGGTAACTACTAAATTAGCAGGAGACACTTTTCAGTTTAACCCTACAGCCACTGCGGGACAAGATAGATTTAGATATTTAAGAAGCACCACAAACTATACAAATACACCTGCTAATGTTGCTACAATTATAGCGGCCTCTACAATTAGCGGACCACTTCCTGTTACAACAGGAGAAGATACTTATATAACTCAATTTTCATTACCCGCTCCTATTGTAGGAGTTGGAGATAATGAATATTTATATTTAGTATTTGATTTTAGAGACACCGTTGCTATAGAGCTTTGTCAAACAACAAGCACCGGTAGTCCTGCTACCGATTTATTGGCAGCATGTTGTGATTGCGAAACTTGTCCTGCGGGTCAATGCACACAGTTTGGTATAACTCATGTATCCGGACCGGACACAACTATAAGTTTTATTAATTGCGCGGGAGCGGCTTCGGGAGTAGCGTTTCCGGGAGGTGCTAAAGTAGTAATTTGCGCTGCTCCTGAAACAACATTTACGGTAAATAACGCATCGGTAGAGTTTAGTTATACTATACAAGAATGTGGGTGTGTGTAATTTAAAAATTTAAAAACTATGGCATTTAGTACTTTTTTTATAAATGGAAATACATTAGCAGAAGCAACGTCGGTATTTACTGATGCGGCTTTGACTACATTAGCTGCTGATGCTTATTATTCAGACGGCTCTATAGTTAGGCAACAAGTAGGAGGAGTTTTATTATCAATTGAAGCATGTCCTGCATGTAGCGATTCGTGCCCTAATACCGTAACCGTAAGTAATCAAGGACTAGGGTTATATAAATTTACAGTAGGAGTAACTTCAGGTGCAGGAGCAATTTTAGTAAGAATAGATGTAGATAGTTTAGCTGACGGATTTAGAGTTAACTATGATGGAACTTTTTATAATCAAATGAGCTCTACTGTATCAGGATATTTAGGAACAGGAGCAAGCACCACAGAACCTATATATATAGGTAATAACACGGACACCGGGTGTCAACCCGCTATTGGTCCTCCCGGATTAGTTCCTATACCATGTCCTGCTCCATGTACTACTTTTCAAAATATGACTACTTATGAATATGATTTTACGAATAATGTATGGATTGCAGTAGGAACTAGTAATTGGGTTATTAACGCTTCTGAAGTTCAAACTCAAGCGGTAAATCCCGGTCCGGCTACATTAGTTATACCTAAAATTAATGCCGCCCCTAATTTTATTGAGGTAGAAGTTTATGGCCCTTGTAACAATACGGGTTGGACTGTAGAGGTAGATTGCCCTGTTGCATTGTCGGAAATAAACACTTCAGGTAGGAGCACGGTAGATTCCGTAACAGCTTGTGCTGATACTACAAACACAAAACTATATAACGCCCCTGTAAATGGAACTCCGGGTGTACCGGGGTTACATGATTGGATATATTTAGATTCATTGGGAACAACTTTACTTAGCCCTCCCTCTAATACTTTTTTTAAATATTTAGACGGCGGAGTTAACAAATTTTTTGAGGTAAGCACTGATTCAATAATAGTAAATTTAGGTAATTGTTAAAAAATTAAAATATGGCATTTAAAACTTTATCATATAGTCAATCAACTGAAGGGTGGCCTTCATTTTATTCATTCAACCCTGAATACATGATAGGAATGAATAACTTTTTTTATTCGTTTAGTGGTGGTAACTTATTTAGACACAATTCTTCTGCTGTTCCAAGAATGGAGTTCTATGGTATTCAAGGAAGCGGTACAATGCAGACGGTTTTAAACAACATGCCTTTAGAAAGTAAAGTATTTAAAACTATATCTTTAGAATCAGATAACCCATGGAATATTACAGCATTTACAGATGTTAACCCAAATGTAACTCAAACTATTGACTCTACTTTTTTTGAACAAAAAGAGGGGGCGTGGTTTACTTATTTAAGATATACGGACGTGGTTGCCCCCGACCCCTTTACCGCTGAATATCCTTTACGTTCTATTAATGGTATTGGTAAATCCGATAATATTACAGGACCGGTCGGTGTATCTTTAATACAATTTCCTGAAGGAACTGAAGTAAATTCTATTCTAAGTGTTGGGGATAAAATGTATTTTTCTCAAGTAATATCGGGTTATCAAACTTTACAGTTAATGGGTACAGTAATATTAATTAATAGAAACTTAAGACAGGTAACGGTAGATGCTACTGCGGGTACAGTTCCTGTAGTGGTAGTGGGAGGTGCTGATGCTTTTTTTGCATACATGAAAAATCAAGTAGCAGAATCTTATGGAGCATTAGGCCATTATTTAATTATTAACTTAACTGCATCTACTACTTCAGCTACTGAGTTATTTGCTATCGAATCTCAAATCTTTAAAAGCAATCCTTAAATTTTTGTATCTTTGTTTATTAATATTTAACACTATTTTATATGGGTCCTTTAATGGCGGCACAGCTTGGAATGTCCGGTATCCAAATGGTAAGCGGTTTTATTCAAGCTCGTAAGAGAAAAAAAGAAATGCAAAAGGCTGAAAGGGCTGCTAAAAAAGCTATATCTAAAGCTAGGCAAAGATTAGAAGTAAACCCTTTTGCCGCTCTTTCTGTAAACACCCAACCTTATGAAACCCAAAGAGAAAATGTATTACAGTCAGTGGCTAACGTACAGGAAGCAGCTAGAGAGGGGGAGCAAAGAGGGGTTGGAGCTGTAGCAGGTAAAGTATTAGCTGCTCAACAAAAACAAGAACAAAGTATTTCAGACGCCTTGTCAACTGAAATGTCTAATTTAAAAAAGCTTACCGCCGAAGAAGAAAAGAATTTGAGAGACCAAAACGTAGAAATAGATTTAGCTCAAGCAGAGGGCGCTCAGCAAGCAGCCGCTCAAGCTAGAGAAAACAGAGCAGCGGCATTACAGTCAGGAATGCAAGGACTTACAAGCGCGGCTACATTTGGTATTGCCCAAGCCGCTCCTTTATACGGAGGTAAGAAGTTAGACGACAATCAATTAAACATGTTGTTTTCACAATTTGGGGGAGGTACGACTCCGGGAGGTTTTGTTCAAGACAGTCCTAGTGGATTTAATTAAAATAATATTTACTTATGAGTTTAGAGTATTATAAATTTAAAAAGAGCAAAAAAGCTACTCAAGTAGATTGGAGCGCTATAGGAGATTCTGTTAGGAAAGACTTAGCTGAAGAGTCTAAAAGAAGAGAAAAGGTAAAATCGGATATAAAAAAAGAATCTGATAATCTAAGAGAAACTTTAAACAAAGTTCCTCAAGGGGAAGATAGAGACATGAATACCGCTTCATTAGAGCTTGCCTCTAATGGTATGCAAGCTTTAGTAATGTTAGATAATTTACTACAAGATGGTAAGGTAGGGTTTCAAGACTATACTACTAGAAAACAAAACCTAATGAGCGACACAATGTTGGCTTATGATGTAATAAAAAATTATAATAATACTTTTGCTACTGCAACTGAGCGTATAGATAATGGGAATGCTGCATTACAAGAAGTAGATGGTGTAAGGCAAATAGAAAGATTTGGAAATATTAACACGTCAGCTTTTTTTATAAACCCTGATACTTTTCGTATTTCTTTAGCAAAAAGAAAATTAAAAGACCCTTCTAAACCTTTTAACTCTAGAACAAACCCATATACTGACCTAATAGATGAAAACCCCGATGAAAGATATTTAGTTTCTGAGCTTGCTAATATTAGAAATCAAAGAGTAGATGTGGTAAATGTAGAGGAAGAAATAAAACCGGGTATTGAATTATTAGCAGACACCTATCAAACTATTCAAAAAACTTCCACAGGGTTTTTAAAAGAAACAAACATCATGCAAAACCCTGATTATCTAGATGCAGAAGTAGACATAGTAAATGAAATGATAGGTAGTTATGAAACAACAAGACCGGGGTCTTTGTTAACAAATTATTTACAAGAAGTACCTGAATTTATTTTTATGCCGGGAGAAAAAGAATTTGACCCTGAAATGCCTTTTAATAATAAAGCCGAGGGTGATGAGTTTAGGAGATGGGTAAACGCTAACTATCCGGATTACGCACAAGAAAAAGATTTAGATGCCTCAGGCCCTTATGATAACGATTTTATAATTACTGCATTTAAAGATTTAGGACAAGATTATGCTAAAAGCGGAAAAGTTCAAACAACTTTAGTGGGTGGAGGTAAACCTTTTAGTCTTGCGTATAGACCTGATGACCCAAAATTGTTTGATGAAAATGGGGAAAGAGACCAAAGTGTATTACTTATTCAACGTTCATCTAATGGTATAGCGGGAAACAATGTTCCTGAATTTACAGAGGAGCAACGAATTATGTTAGAAGAAGCAATGACTGACAAAATAAGAACCGCTTTGAATAAAAAACTTGACATTACCACTATAACTCCTAAGACTAAATCTAGAACACCTTTTAGTAAACCTAAACAAGATAGAAAAGATTTATATACAGGAATGCCTGTTCTTGTTAAAACAATGACAGAAGGAAATGCAGCAGAAGCAGAAAAGGCAGCTAAGGAGTTTATGAAAATGCACAATATAGGATTAGAGGTAGACAGTAAAGAGTTTCTAGTAGGTATTAAACGTTTAGAAGACGGTGGGTTTGAACTTCAGTTTGCTGATAATACAGGCGCTTTACTAGAACCGCAAAATGAATTAACCACTGACCCGAGCCTTGGAGGTCAGTTTTTATATAGTCAATTTAAAGAAAGTGGAACAGATGGAAATGACTATACTTTAACTTACGGACAAGTTAATGACCAATTTAGAGATGCTAGAATAACTAGCAACACTATAAATCTAGAACCATTTAGTGTAACAGGAGACATTCCTGAATTTGCAGAAGGACCAACCCAAAGCGTTTCTGAGTTTACTGTTCCGAATGAGGAGGGAGAAGAAATTTCTTTAACAGATTTTGGTAAGTCTATAGATGAAAAGAGCGGAAAAAAAGAGTCAAATAAATATCCTAAACTTATAGAGAAAGGCATAAGAGTTATTCAAAAACAAGCATTAGATGCAGGAGGATTTGAGAAGTTAAATATGAAGTGGCGACCGACCACGTACGGTGTGCTACCTTCTGATGTGCGAATAACTTACAACGCAGGGGGTATGGATGATGTAACAAAGGATATAAAATTTCCTAACGGTATGAGCGCTGAAGAATTTTTTAAAGAAGTATTAGACTTTTTGAAAGATGTTGGTAGCGGATTGACCGCTTCTCAAACAGGAGGGGATGAAGGAGGTGAATCAACACAAGCTCAGGCCTCAGGTTTAAAAGGAGATTTAGATGACGTGTTGGGTTTATTTGAAAGTTCTTAATAATTTATTATGGAAGAAAATTTAGAACAAGAAGAAAACTTATTAGAAGTAAACAGCCCTGTAACAACCGAAGAAGAGGAGGTAACGGTTGAAGAACCTATTGACCCTAATAGTGTCGTTGAAGACACTAATGAAGGCAACACAGAAACTGACGAAGAGTTTGAGAAAAAATTAAAAGAGGAAGAAAAAAAATCAAAGTTAACATTTGAACAACAAAGACCGCAAGGACCTGAAGGAGAAGGTGAATTAACAGGAGGAGTTTTAGAGGAGGTAGAGTTAAAACCCGAGGAGAAAGAAAAGCCTAAAATACAAGTAGAGCAAGTTAATTTTTTAGAAAACTTTTACAAAAAATACCCACAATACAAAGGACGTAAATCTGATGCGGATATAATAACCGCTATTACAAATAAATTTCCTCAGTATAAAGATGTAATAATAAAAACTGAAGATAAAAAAAAAAAAGAAAATTCTCCTTTGCTTTCAATATTTCAAGAAAAAGACTTGGAGTTACCTTCATCTTTAGCGGAGTTGAAAACTTCTTTGGATACCAAAGACAAAGAAAGCGAAGTAAACAATCCTGATTGGACTATTAAATATGAAGAGTTGACAGGAACTCCATTTAATCCTAAAACAACTTCATCACAGATTACAACTATTATAAATAATCAAGACCCTAATAAGTGGCAGGAAGTATATCAAGAAATATTTAATGTTAATCCCGCAAAACAAAAAATTGATAAGGGTCAAGGTATTGCAGATATTGAAAATCATTTTAAAAAAGAAAATGAAAAATTACTTGAAACATTAGAGGGATATAAAAACAGACCTAAATTCGATTTAAAAACCCTTGGTACTTTACCTGAAACTACAGCGGTAACCACAGGGCGTTTACAAGAAAATATACAGGTGCCTAAAAATATTATTACAAACATTCCTAAACAAATTCAAAAAACACTTACTAATATAACAGACGAAAAGAAGAGAGATATAAGAAAAGAAATGGCTTTTGAAAATGAGGAGGATGATAAAAACAGATTAGACACAGAGCAAAACTTAAAAGATGAACTAGAAAGAATACTTGACTCTAATCTTATTCTTAGTAAAGAGGCCCCTAAAAAAACAGGTAATACTGTGCTTGACATAATGTTTAGTAGAGATGAGCCGGAAACAATTATTGATGATGGTAACACAGATTTAATTCCTATTTTAAATTACAATTTTCAAAAGTTTGGGTTTGATGTAAAAGAAGGCACTTATGATTTTTCCGCAGGGCAGAAGAGAAGAGGTATTGTAATATCTTCTTCTAAAGAGGGTGTAGAACCTCTTATAATAAAAACAGATGGAGGGTTGTCAGAAAAACAACAAGTAGAAGAAGCTCAAAAACTTATAGATTACATTAAGCTTAACTCAGTTTTTGATTTAGATTTATTAAAGCTAGAGTCTAAATATGATAATAGTCTACAAACTATTTTAAATGATGAGGATAGGGATGAGAAGTTGTTTGAAATGAACAGAAAAAGTAATGAGCTTAAGAATAAAATAAATGATTATTTACGTCTTCAAGATGAGGTAAACTCAGGTATGACAATCGTATCTAATTATAATGAAAATGAGTTAAAAGACCCAAACAACATACCTTTCATAATGGAGGTTTTTACTAAAGAGCAAAAGTTACAAAAAAGAAAGTCTACTTTAAAAGAAGAGTTTATAACACTAGAGCAAGAAGCCATTATATTAAATGACATGGTAGGGGACTATACCCTAATGAAAGGAGAACAAGGAACCTTTGGGGGCACAATTTTTACAGGCATATTAAATGGAATAAGTAAAGGAGCAGCAGGGGGTACAAGTTTGTTTTTTGATTTAACTTCTCCTATCATTGACAAAACACAAGACCCAAAAGAATATATGTCTACCTATATTACTTTGGCTAGAAAAAAATACAACATCGAAATACCTCGTTACATAGAACAAATAGTTGAACGAAGAGACAGGTCTACGGAGATACCAATAGGTGTTGAAATGGCTATAAAGTCAATTATTTCTCCTGACATTAGAAATAAAATAGAAAAAGATATTCGAGACCTTAACACTAAAAACAGAAAGGGTGACGCTAAGGTTGAGTTTATTAGCGGAGATGGTGCGTATTATGATATTTTTTTAAACGGCAAACCTTATGCCGCTACTGATGAAGCCTTTAGGGATTATGCGGAAAACAACCTTCCATTATTTAAAGACTTAAAAAACATAAGACTTAAGGAAAAGGGAGGGTTTTTAGATTTTATAAGAAACTCTCTTCTTGATACTTACAATGTAAACAGTAAAGAATACATGGAGAGAATGCAGAACGAAGATTGGTGGGAAAGTACAGTGGGTATGGCATTTGAAAGTTTACCCGCAATGCTAGGAAAGAATTGGTTACAAAGAACTTTTAATTTATATAATTTGGTTAGAAACCAATTCGATGAAGAAATGGCAGACATGGATTTAACTGAAACTGAAAAAAATATTTTTATAACCCCGGTAGGGATAACCATTGCTGTACTAGAAAGATATGGTTTTAGAAATGCTATAAATAACAAAGCTGTTCTTACGGGCTTTATAACACAAGTATTAAAAAAGCAAAAGCCCGGAGTTACATTAAATGCTAAGACATGGAGGGAGTTAGTTATTAACAATTTGGATAACCCTATTTTAAAATTTGGTGCTTTAGCAGGAGCATCTACTTTAGCTGAGGCTGAAACAGAACTTGCTCAATATGCAACGGAAACAGGAGTTAAGCTTTTATTCAAAGAACTAAATGATAGATTTGATTTTGAAACTCCCGAAAGTTTTATGGAGTTTATGACAACAAGTTTAGACATGAGCGCTAGAGGAGCGGTGGGTGGATTTATGTTTGGTACTATTCCCGCTATTAGTGGAGCGGTTGCCAAGGGAGATTTTGGAGGGTTAGACAGGGCTGAGTTTGAGGCTTTTGTTAACATGATTAAGGATGATAAAACTTTAATGGATTATAAAAACTTTTTTATTCAAAAAACTAAACAGGATATTATAGACGGGAAAACCACTAAAGAAAAAGCAGAGCAAGACATTAGAAACTTTGAAAGAGCCGCGGGTCTTTACAATCAAATACCGATAAACCTACCTATAAAAGATAAGATAGATTTAATGACACTGCTTGTTCAAAAAGAAAAGTTAGAGTTAAACAAAATAGGAAAAGACCCTAGCTTAACAGGGCCTATAGATGAGGATATAAAAGAAATAAATGATAAGATAAAAGATATAGTAGGGAGAAAAAGAAAAAAAGACACTACATTTGAACCATTTTCTGTAGAGGAGGTAAAAGAAACATTAAACGAAAGCGACCCTAAAAGAACAGAAAGTAATGTGGAATTAGACGGAGATAATATAACCGTAATAAATACTAAAGGTAAGGGGGTTAAAGGAAAAGGAAGACAAGAGGGGGATTCAGGGCAAGTGTTTATTTTTGAAGATGAAAATGTTTCACCTGAAAAAAAGCAAGACCCTAAAAGACAAAAGCTTTTAGATAATGCTAGAACTATTATAAATGCAGTATCAAAATTATTTCCTAATCTTAATATAATTTTAGCAGAATCTACCTCAACATTTAGAGACCTTGTTCCCGGAACGGACATAAGAGCTCGAGCAGTAAATATGGGAAAGAACGATGCTATTATAATAAATTTAGAAACCGCACAGCTAGGAGACCTAGCTCATGAGATAGGTCATCAAATTAGCAAAAGGTTCCCAATGAATATTAGAAACGAATTTAATATTGAATTGGGTAGAATCATTTCTAAATCTTTAGGCTTAGATAATACCACAGAAAGCCTTAAGATAAAAGAACAAATAGATAATTACATGTCTTTGTGGGAAAATGCTCCTGACAATATAAAGAAAGAAGAATATGTAGCAGAAATTTTAGGTATTATTTCTAGAAACTTTACAGGACTTCCTACACAAACGAAAAGTAAAATAAGAATAGCCCTAGAAACATTCTTAGAAAAAATAGGATTAAGTAGTTTAATAAGCGGTTTAACTAAAACTGAAAACGATGTAATACAAGCTATTAATAATATATCTAGAGACCTTACTTTAGGTCAAGAAATATCTTCTGACGACATAACTGTTTTAGATGTTAATACTACTAAACCCACCACGAAAACGCAAGAAGAATCCATACAAAGCAAAGACCAAACTAGAATTGATTCTAAAGAAGACCAAGACCAACGTATAAATGATGAAGTTTCTAATCTAGTTAATAGTGGATACACTGTTGCACAAGCTATTGAAACTTTAAAGAAAAGAGGTTTTACTAAAACACAAATAGAAAAAGCTATTGAATCTATTATACCTCCTAATTTTAAATCTATAGACAAAGGTGATGGGTTATACAAGAGGGTAATAAATTTTGCCTTAAACAGAATAGAACAAAATAAAAATAAACTTAAG